GAGTTGATTGAGGATTGTGCAAATCCTGATAGATAACCAAGAACTTCTTGGTCATACTGGTCTTTAAGTCTGTAACCTGCTCTGTCACTTGCGAGTTGAGAGAAGTTTACGTGACTATGTGCTTCCTCTATGTCGTCGATTTTAAATGCAAAATAGTTTGCTTGGTCGACAACTAAGCTGAAGTCTTCGTCATCAAGGTCTTGTGGTTGAATCATTGTACCACGAGCGTATTCCTTGACTGTGATTTCTGGTTCTTTGATAATCTTAACGGTATCACCCATCGCTGCAATTTCACCAAAGTAATCAGAATTAGTAATGCTTTCTACAACAGAAC